ATGAGTCCCGCTTGCCAGAAGTCCGCCACCGGGCCGAACGGTTCGAGCGTAGAATAGGCGTACCATTCGGCCAGTTGCTTCGCCGACAGTTCACGGAGCAGCCTGTCCGGGTTGCGTTCCCCGAGACTCAGAGCGAGACGGTAGGCGAATCGTCGCTCTGGGCTGCGTCGGAGTTTTTTACCAGCTCCTCGACATCCTCTTGGCGCATAGCCGAGAGCCGCTGTGCTACATTGACCAATCGCTCCAGTGCCGCCGCACTCTTGGTACCAAGCCGTTCGACATCGGACTCCGTAAAGAGCGCCTGCCGCTGCCGATTGACCAGAGTACGGACGAGGAGCTTGGCTGAGGCGTTCTCCAACTTCATCTTCCGCGTCGTGCCCTTGAGTTCAAACAGCGAGGCCTCGTAAGCGTTCTTCCCCGCGCCGGTCAGTCCGCAGACCAGCACTTTCCGGTCCTTCCATTCTGGAATGGTAACTTCCTCCACTGGAATATCGTCCATCCCAAGGATTTCCTCTTTACTCAGACACTCGTTCCCGTTTTCCATACAACCCTTTCCGTTAGAGGCGGAGCAGCGCGAACTTGATCGTCGCATCGCTGCCCGCGTAGTAGAGCATCCCGTCAGTTTGGAGCCAGCCTTCCATCGAATTGATGACGAAGGCCACAATGTCACCCGCCTGCAGCGTGTAGGTCGTGATGTCGCCTGGGCGGAGCTTCGTGTCCACGATGCTAGTCAACGTGAAGGTGAACGGCGTGGTGGCGTGCGTATTTTGGACAATCAACAGGAGCGGCCCGGAGAGTGACGTTTGATTCATATTGGCGACATCCGCCGCCGTCATGGTGATGTCAAGGGAGTTGGCAGCGGGCTGGAGCGCGACATACGGCCCCTTCGGGGTTTGTGCGGCGATGGTCGTTCTAGGCATACGGTCCTCCTTCTCTCGGTCTCGTTAGTCGTCCTGGTATAAACTCGTCGCGCACCATCCTTAGCTAAACGTCGGGGCGCCGGTGCAGCGCAGCGTGAGTTTTTGTGTGATCGCGTCATCCACGGGGAACTCGAAGGGAATGGTTTTCACGTAGGCGGCGAAACTGATCGTCTGTGCGCCGCCTGGCAAGACCAGTTGAAAGTTGCGTTTGGTCCGATTCAAGAAATCATTCCGCAGCCCTAAATGCACGGCATCGGTCGGCACATAGTTGATGTCAAATTCCACCGTCCCGGCATCGATGAGCGTCAAGATAAATTCCCGAAAGGCGCCAGCGGCGGCGGAGCTGTGCGTCGTCACGTCCGCTTCATCGGTTTCCATCGTGGGTCCGCTGATCGATCGGACTTCCGGCACGGTCGTAAAGGTTTCCGGGCCGCCGCCATCCCCTCGCTTCAGTAATGTCCCGTAGGCGCTGAGTGCTTGTGTGGCCATTGTCGTGCCTCCTTCGTCGTTAGACTGTCGCTCTCATCCGCCGATGGGACACGGCCCATCGGAGCAAGGCTTGCGCCCACGGCCCGGCGGCTTTGGTAGCATCGTCGGTCGTGATTTCCGTCAGGGTAAAATTCCAGGCCCACTCTTTCAGCGCTGGCGCCACGAGCCAGACCGTTTCAATCGCATCTTCAATCATGGCGTCCAACACCGCTCGTGGGTCTTTCTGATCGTTCGCGTACAACACTAAGGTCGTCTGCAGGTCGTAGGCATCGTGGGTGAGGGTCTGCGCAGTTCTGGTCTCATCGGTGGTGACGATGCAGACCGTGTTCAACTGAATCGCCTCTTGTTCGTGAATCCATCGGAGACTGATCGCAAAATCCTTGACGCGCCCCGTCCCGGCCCGCTTCAGATTCTCAAACCCTTTAGCCAGCGCATCGCGTACCAGCGTTCTAGTGCTGGTCGTACTCACTTCCCCACCTCGCGCAACACCTGTTCGAATTCTTTACTCGCCACGGCGTTCATCGCCTGCTGCCCTGGGGCCACAACCGGACGTGGCCGCAAGATCCCGCGCCCGTGCGCCAACGTCGCCCCGCCTTCAAAGATGTTCATGAGGCGTGGAATCGGCGTCACCTGGCCCTTAATTTCAGCCGCTCTGACCGTCACCTTTGTTTGCATCCTTCTGGCTTGTCGGCGCAGGAATCCTGTACGCGGCGTAAACTCCGCTGTGATCCGTCGCCGCGCTTCGTTGCGTCCCACGTTCAGCACCTTCCGCATGGCTTTGCGAATCTTTTGGACCGCTTCGCGCCCTTCCTTGGCGTAGTTCAGGAGGCCAGGCGCATGGACTTTCACTTTCACAACGTCCGCCATTAGGCTACCCCCACATGCAGCCGGTACTTACTGAGAATGTCCCCGGCGAGACTGCCCCAGGCGAGATTGACGTACTGCACATTGCCGTCGGCGATAGAGCGCGAGCGCACGCCGACCAGATTGTTTACGCCCTTTTCTCGTGCCGCCCAGACCATTTCAATGGCCGCTTGTTCAAGGTCTTCTGGAATCGCGCTGAAGCCGCCGACGTAGGTGATCTTGATGTTGCGAATCCCTTTCTGAAACGTGAACCCGTCCAACCGAATCACGCCCGCGTCCGTTTGGTCGATCACGTAACTGCTACTCAGCAGCGGGGTAGCATAGGTCCGCATGAGGTCATCCCAAATGTTCGTGATGCTGGTGATGGGCGGACGGGCGACGATGAGCCGATCCTCCCACTCGTCCCCGTTGTAGTATTCCGTCACCGTCGCCGACTCGAACACCCGCTCGCACTCCCGCTCCAGAAATTCCTGTACGGCGGGAATCAGGCGATCCAGTTCGGCATCGTGCTCCTGGTTATCACCAGAAATGCCGCGAAAGGCCTTACAGTTGGGAACCGTTGTCAGTGCCATGCTTACCGTGTCCGCTTTGTGCGTGGTCCCGTGCCGGCCACCGATGAAACAGCCGGCTCTGGTGTCACATATTCCGCCGCATGTTCACGCTCCACCACCAACTCGGCAAACGGGCGCGGCACGTCGTATTCCATGCCGCTCACATGCACCCCGCAGAGGCTGCCACGCGTCGAGGTAAACCGCACGCGCACAAGCGTGGGTGACTCCAGCATGCTTACGCCGTGCCTTCAATCAACGAGGCCCATTTCTCGCCCGTGATCGTATCCGTCACATTGTTCACTTGCGGTTTGACACGCGCTCGGTATTGCAGCGCGTAGATTTCCCCAAAGGCGCTATTCTGCGTGGCCCGGAGAATCCGCACCCGCACGAACCGTTCCAGCGGGCGCCGGATGTCCAGCCAAAAACTTTGGTTGTCGTCGTCGTCGGCGATGGTGATCCCGGAGCCGATAAGATCCGCCGCCGAGCCCATGCCGACTGCCGTATCCTGCTGCGCCTTCATCGACTGCACGCCGCCTGCGGTGATGGCGAGGACCGTGGTGAGAAACAGCACGCCGTCATAGCCCGCCATATCCACCGGGGATGAGTCGATAGTGGTTACGCCCGCCGCTGTCGCGACGGAGACTTTGGTGATTTTCACTTCATCAGTTAGAAACATAGGAGCCTCCCTGTGCTGTCACCGGGGACCGTCTGGCCCCCGGTGTGCGTGAACTGACCAGGGCTTATGCCATGATGAGATGCTTGAGCGGATTGGTCCCCGCGTCGATCAGGTCTCCGTCCGACCGTAAGAACGCCAGGAAGCCGACCTGCAAGGCATCGGCATACCGCTCTTCTAACCGCAACAGAATCACGTTGCCCGCGTCCCGGATGTGATAGTTCGAGAAGTCCCCGTAGAGGACGCTCTTGAGGCCAGTGGTCGCCGCTGGTATGTCCTGGTTGACCGTGAACGGTCGGCCTAGGATACTCTCCGGGATGCCGCTCGCCATCGGCGCCCACACCGGCATATTCGAGGAGTCCTTGAGCTTGCGCAGAATCGCGAGCGTGCTGAAATTCATCATCCAGCGTGAGGTGTCTTGATACGCTGGATCGACTGAGTGCATCAGATCGACAATTTCATCGTAGGTAATCGCGGTCGCACTCGCTGCGGTCTTGCCGAGCGTCGAGGCCGGCACCGCGCCGCGCGGCTTCGAGGAGCCGTCGCCCGTGGTGAAGTGCGTGTTCTGAATCCGTCCGATCCGCTGGC